GGAGCCTGCCGGAATCATCAGTCGGGCGTTCGCCGCTTTACGCATATGTTCCAGAATGGTGGATCGCGCACGATTGTAGGCGTACTGGATGTCGCGGGCTGGGGTGAGCAGGGTGTGTCCGACCCATGTGCGAGGGATACGGCGTTGCGTGAACACCGCAAGGTTCAGGCTGGAGAACGGGAACGGCCAGCCTTGCCCGTCACCGTACGAGTACACCTGCTTGTTGTTGACGACATGAACCACACAACCAGGAGTCCGGTTGGTGGGACGTTCGTAATAGCAGTAAACGAGGGTCAGACGAGGCGGTTGACCTTGGGGGCGACGTGACAGCAGGGTGCGGTGCCGTGCCGACAGGGCGGCTTCGGCGTCCGGCACAGGGTCCCAATCCAAGTTGTACCGTTCTTTCACCTGTTCGGGCGGTAGGGCGACGCAACGAATCCAGTAGCGGGCCGACTCCACATCAGGGCTACCTGGTTCGAGACAGAACTCGGAGATACCTAACGGGGTGAGGCGAACCCCACCGGCAGGGATGTCCACGCCGGTTACAGGGTCGGTGGCAACGATCTTGCCTAAACCGGGGTCCCAGTCCACCGAAATGGCTGCGGCACCACCAAAAAGGGTTTGGAGCAGAGATTCTTCACGAATCTCAGCCCAATCCTGTTCGTGTGCTTCGGAGAGCAACAGTTGCTCTTGGAGGCGTTGACGGCGCAAACTGGAGTCGTCAATACCGGACGGTTCCACTTCCCACACCAGCGGGGAACGGGTCATTCGGGCGATCAGGTTTGTGACTCGGGGGCCGAACTTGTCGACGGTGATACGGGTGAAGCGTTCCGCTTCGGTCGCATAATCGAGTTCTTGGACGATGTTACGGGTGTGATCCCACCACACCCATTGGTGGCCACCGAAGTACGAAGCGTTCATCCAGTAGTCGCGTCGCTCTTTGAGCAGATACTGGTCGGCTTTGCTCCACAGGTTGATGACTTCCTGCGGTGAAGGTGGTTGCCACGGCTTGTTCACGGTCCTACTGCCTCAACTGGGGTCTGCCACGCGGTGCGGGCTTTGTTGTCGTCACGATCTTTCTTGCGAGCTTTCGGTGTCCGTTCCATTGCTACCGCAACAGCCGGATTCTTGGCCAACAATAGATTAGTCAGACGACGGTTCTCCCGAAGCAGAACTAGACAGAGAACGCCCAGAATCGCTATGGACACCGCAGCGATCACAGGTCACCTACGAAGTCGGTGTCAATGGCAGGGGTTTCCTCCCGACGAGGGCGACCGCGCTTGCGGGCGAGGGGTGCGTCCGGCTCGGATGGTGCGTCATCCGGCGCAGGATCGCCCCCGTCGGTCGGAGGTACAGAGCCTGCCTTCTCTGTAGAACCAAACTGTACACCATCAACAGCCCCAGCGATAGCGGCTAGACGTGCTTCAGCGTCTTCGGCTCGGGCGGCGAGTTCGTTGGCGACACGATGAGCGGACGAAAGTTCGCCGTAACGCACCAACTCCAATCCTCGAGAGTCCATGCACATACGCCCAATTTCGATAGCGCAGTCGGCACAAATGTACAGACGGGTCACCGCAGACGGGTTCGGGTCTTCAGGACTGTTATGTCCATCCAAGTCCTGTTCCATGTCGATGATCGGCTTGGCCACACCACGGCAAATCCAACAGCAACCAGGCAGATAGTTGTAGTTGTCGACGAGCCTCATTCACCATCTCCGTTTCTTGGCTGTTTTGTCCAGCCGTTCAATGAACTTCTGCACCTTACCTTCGGCACCGGGCAGACTTTGTGTCTTTCGACGACCTATCTCTGTGTAAGGACGGCAGGCGAGAAGATAGCGGAGTGCGTCCACCGCATGGTCTTCGTCGTCGGTGTCAATGTCCTCAACTTGGATTTTAGCGTGACGCATCGCCGGAAGTGTGCGAACAAGGTTTTCGCACGTTTTGAACACCTGCAGTTTCGGTTGACCGGTGACCGGCGACGGTTGCAAGTAGCGTCGCACGTTCTGCCAGCCGGACACTCGGGCGTTCTTGGCGCGAGTCACATGGACACCCAAACTGTTGTACACACCGGCGACGGTGGTTCCCATGCCGGACGTGTTGCTGTAGGTGGACGGGTCGATAGCGGTGGCGGTGATCGGCTCTTGGCGTCCGTTCGCCATCTTGGACATTTCTTTGACTTGCGCCGCCTGCTGGGCGACAGTCAGGTTTCGCTGGTATGCCTCCCGATAGACGTAGCACACCCCTGTCGCGGGGTCCCATGCACCCCAAAGACAGCAGTACGGGTTGGCGGTACCGAAGTCGATTCCACGGTATCGGGGCCATTCTTCAGGTATTTCGAACGGTTCTACGACGTGCAGGTCACGCCGGAACTCGGTGAAATACTGGCCGGTGAACGTGTCCCAGTCACCTAACAGTTTCTGTTTGCGTTCCGTTTCAGGGAGCATCGACAGGTGCTTGCGATAGGTGGGGTCGATGTGCGGGTTGTCGTCCACCGTTGACGGCACGAACGCCACCACCAGATGGTCGTTCGGGTCGTGCGGAATCTCGAGGCGGGCCAGCTCTTCGTTGTCGTCGGGTAGTTCGACGCGGCGCACAATGTCAGGGTTCTCGAAGCCTTCACGCACGTCGTAGACGACCGCAAACCGGCCATGTTGGGTGGGTTGCACCAGCATCCGATACAGGAACGTGTGGCCTCGGTCGCCAGGGTTGGTGGCGAACAGAACGTGGGTTCTCACACCCTGGTTCGCCATCCGTTTGGAGGTTCGCAGACGGCCTGAGATCATCAGCATCTGGTACGGGGTGAACTGGGTTGCCTCGTCGAACCCGATGAAGTCGTACTCGGCACTCATGTACTGGCCGACATCCTCGTCTCGGGCGCAGAAGCCGTACTCGATCACCGACCCGTTCTCGTACCACCATGCTTTCACGTTGTCAATGGAGCGCAACTGAGCGGATACGTCTAGTTGGGCGTACCGCACCTGTGAGCGGATGATCAGCGACCGGCGCAGTTCGGGGAGCGCGGTTCGGATCAGCAGAGTGCGGTGACCAGGGTATTTGGTGGACAGTTCGTGGGCGTGGTAGGCGAGCAACTCGGATTTGCCTCCACCGGCAGCACCGCCATACAGCAACCAGTCGGTTTTGCCGACCAGGATGTGCGCCCGTTCCTGCCGAATGTTGCCGGTCAGCCTCCACGCCGACATATCGGCCTCGAGAAGGCGCAGATATTCGTCTTGTTCGGCGGGTGTGAGTTGAACAAACTCGTCGTCAGACAGCAGATTCACGATGCGCCGTCCCCAATCGCGCGCAAACCGGCCTCGACACGCCGTTTCGCCTCGAGTTTCAGCTCTTCGAGACGCATGAGACGGTCTTCGGGGCTTCCGGTGCGCTGTTCTTGGATGGAGGTCGCCTGACCGGACTCCAAACGCAGGATGTCATACCAGATTTTCGCCACTTTGGTGGCTTCTTCAGCGGATTTGATCTCCCATTCACCGCCAGCGAGCCTCAAACCCAGTTCGACGATGATGCCTTGCGCCAATTTGGGGAGGATTTCGCGTGAAGCGACCCCTGAAGCGAGCATTTCCTCACCCAAAGCCTTCAACTGGGCGGCACGTTTCTTCTGTTCTTCCCGATCCAACGTCTTTTTGACGCGAGCCTCATCCAGATCGGCGGCCCGACGGGTGCGAGCAACCTGCTGTTTCTCTCCGGCCACCTCAATTTCGACTGTTGACAGGTCGTCAACCACCCGATGCACCGGGATCGCCTGGTTTGGGCGTCGACCTTTGATGCCGTCAGCGATCTCTCGAGCCGAATCAGACACTTTGCGTGTGGTCATACAACAATCTTGCCGTCAATGATGTCGTGCAACGTGGCCCACACTTGCATGGACAGCGATGCGACAGCCTGACAGGCCACCATTTCACCGGCGGTCAACGTCCCCACATCATAGGAACGTTCGGCAAGCTCCAAAGTGTGCGCCGCAGCCAAAAACGCCACCTTGCACTCCTTGGGTGTGAGGAACACGCCTTGAGATTCGAGCGCGAACCGGGCTTGCGCCACCAACTGGTCGTTCCCCAGTCGGAGAACCGTACCCATCAAATCATCAACAACACTCATGTCCAACAATACCCTTCGTCGCATTTGCCTTCGTTGAACGTATCTTCGTCAAACAACGTCGGTCCGGCTTCTTGTGCCGCCTCATCTAGGGGCATTCTCTTGTCTGTAAGGTAGCAGGGAGCGCGGTCAAGGCTGGCTCGGACGGTGTTGATGTGGCGTTCCAGTTCAACGGACTTCCAAAACAGTTCGGGTTCATCTCGACGCATTTCCCGCCACGTCTGCAACCGGTGGAACGGACAGAAGAAACATGAGGACTTGGGCGGGACGGGCAGACCTGCATCTTTGATGACCTGCATACAGGCCGTCCGATCTAGCCCAAGATCAAGCAGCGGGTATATGGGCTTCTCATGGGGGAGAGTTTTCTTGTTGTTGGCACGGTGGAACTCGTCGGTCGAGATGCCAATCATCACGTCAGCAGGCTCATCTTTTGTTGCTCCGTGCTGTTTGAGCCATTTGGCGACTACCGCCACCTTGTAGTCATAGGTGCATGATCGGTTGCCAGGAGCGTTCGTTTCCGACATCCGCACCGGAATCTTGATTGACCGACTTCCTTCGCGAGTGATCTCATCCCACAGGGTACGGGTCGTGCCGTCTCGCATGGTGCGTTTCAGCTCTAAAACCTTTAGCCCTCGTTCGGCGGCCCACGGGATCGCAACATTTCGCACATACTCCAATGTCGCTGGATGTTCGCTGTCATCCCCAACATTCGAGAATAGGGCGGCGTCAACCGGACCTAGTTTGCCTTGAGCGGCCAGCACAACCAAAGCAGTTGATTGCACCCCGCCACCATAAGAAATAACCCTCACCCCTGAACCTCCGTATCCGCAGAGACCATCACCGTAACACAACTGTTACGAAGAATCGTGCAACTCTCCGACAACCATCTGCTACTGTGACGGCGTCTGCTCCTGTCAAAAGGTTTAGACAAACTCCATGGGTCGTGGAGAAACCGCTGGGAGCAATCTGTCAGGGTTGCTCCCAGCGGCACAACCAACAACAACGGTTCGTATCGAGACGAACACATGACCTGGCCGGAAACTGCACCCGGCTGTGGTGACACACGGAAACGTGGGTAGACCCTCATGCATCGACGCGAGGGAGCAGCGTTCTCTAACGTAAAGACGAAGGTTGTCCACCGAACAAACTAGACCGGCACCCTGAGGCTACTAGCCCGAATTGTGGGGGAAGGAACACCTCCAGCTCTGTCACAAGGGTTGAGGATGCGAGGCTGAGGAACGAAGCCGAAGCATCGACCCAACGAGCGAAGCGAGGCGGGAGGCTCTAGACGCGCAGCACAACGACCTGCATAAACATGCAGCCATGCAACCGTAACAATCGTAACGCAACCGCAACAAAGCGCTCGAGCCGCCCACACCCCGGTTAGGGGGGCCAAAAAATACGGGAGATTGTAGTAGTAGAGGGGGGGTGGGGTCCCCCCGTGGGTGCATGGTGGGGGTGGGGTGGGGGTGGTCACGGCACGGGCAGGGGTGGGGCATGGCGACGGGGTGACGCTGTCCGACACAGGTCGGGACGGGTGGCAAGGGGCTGGGGCATGGCTGGGCAGATTCGACCGACAGGGCAAGGGACTGCCGACTACGTCGGTCACCCTCTCGCCGTACCGGCTCGGGGTCTCGGCTCACCGGCGTACATTCCGACAGGGGTCTGCATGATTATGCGCCTAGGTGAATCTTCATGAATTTTGCGGTTTGTAACGTAACCGCAACATGGAAGGGGTAAACTCCGACGCATGGCAACAACGCCGAACCCGAAAGGATCACCCATGTTCACCGTATGGCAGACATTCAGCACCGACGAACTCGCACCGCCCGATCAGATGCGGTACCTCGCCCAATTCGACGACGAAACCACCGCGCGCTCGTTCGCATTCAACGCCTACGAAATCCTCGCCCCCCGACAGGCATACTGGATGGAGACATCGGTCGTCGTGATCGCCGGAAACACCACCGCCGACGGCTACCCCGATTTCGTCGCCGACATTTTCGACGGCCTCACTCTCGCCGATCTCATCCGTTCCTAATCCCCTACAGCGTCGCCCTAGGGGGCTTGGTGGTGGTGCGATCCCACCCCGACGCACTCCGACCACTCAGGTCGGTACAACGAAAGGACACCCGACCATGACACCCGAACCCTGCGAACTCTGCGAAGAACCAGAAACGCTCTGCACCTGCTGGCGATGCATGGACTGCGAGACGCTCCACGTCGACGACGCCGATGCAATGGAGTCTGACACGGGCGAAATGGTGTGCCTCGGATGCTGGTCGGCGACCGATCCGACCGCCGTCGGCGACTGGGTCACGTTCCTGGTCGACGGAGACGGCGAACGCCTGACGGGTCGCGTCATCAAAACCAACGTCGCGGACGGACTGCCCGAACATTGGAGCGTCGCCGGAACGGAACCCGTCCACCACGTCGCCATCCCGAACAATGGAGTCTGGGCAATCCACCCGTCGTGCATCGTGGCCACGGGCGAAGACGCCGACAACTGCCCGACCGACTATATGATCAAAATCCGGTTCACCGCCAACCGTCCGCTCACCAAGGACGAACTCGACGACCTTGTGAATGCCGTGGCCGTGCAGATTGAAGAACCGCAGACCGACCACCACGACGCCACGTTCAGCACGTCCCACATCGTCGTCGACTACTGACCCCACCGCCTGCCCCATTCGTGGGCTTCGCGTCGGATCGAACCGACGGCAGGCACTCCGACCAATCCGGTCGGCACAACGAAAGGAACCCAACCCATGAAACCCCAACCCCGCGAACGGTGGCTGATCAGTCACCCCGAGATGTTCGGCGTTCTTCACGCTGCCGACGCCATCGCCGTCGATCTAGACCAACTCACGCCCGAGCAGATCGATCAAGCCATCAAAGCCGAAGACATGGGCTACATTCCCACCGACATTCTCGAAGCCGGTCACAATCTCGCCGACCTGATCGCCGACGGCCTGCGCTGGCGGGCCTACATGGCCACGCCCCACAGCAAGAGCGACGACACCCGAAGCACCTACCTTTCATTTGATGACACAGTCCGATGCCCCGCCTGCGATCTCGCCGGAGATGGCCCCCGATGGATCGACCCCCGTACTGCGCTCGTCGTCCCGTGGGACGTGATGGGCGACCGTCGCCCGTACGCCCTGGTATGCCCCGAGCATGAAACGGAGGTGACCCCGTGACCCGTCGCCCGATGCCCAACGTAGACCGCTCCGGCGGTGGCGGTGTCCGTGTTTCGTGCCGATGCGGTGACGTGTTCCGGCTGATGCTTCACCACGACGCAAAGACCGCGCCAAGCGTCGAGATCGGCCCGAACGGGTCGCCCCGTGCGCTTGTCCCTAATGCGTGGCCGTTGCCCGTCGGCCCGTTGTCGGCGGGCGGTTCGTGCGATGCAACCACGTCAGCCTGCACCGACTGCTACGCCGCCAGCGTCGAGCGTTACAACAACTACCAGCGGGGAACGGTGGCCAACCTCGAAGCCCTGCGCCACCTGTACGCCTGCGGGGGCCGTCGAGCAGTCACGTCTGCGCTCGTCGCCGTGGTGCGCCAGTCCGAACGCCTACAACTGGCCGAAGGTGTCGCGCCCGTGTTCCGCTGGCATTCCGGCGGGGACGTGTTCGCCCGCTGGTATGGAGTGGCAATCCGTGAGACCATCGAACAGACCCCAACGGTAGACCATTGGTTATACACCCGTGACCCCGTGAAGGTTCGCTACATGCTGCCCGTTCCCAGTAATGCCCGTGTCATGCTCTCAGCAGACTCGGAGAACGTCGCCCGCATGGCCCGAGCTGGTGCGCGGTATGGCTTGCCGTTAGCCATGTTGGCCGACGACAACGCCCACGCCGTAGCCCTATGGGCCAAAGCTCAGGCAACTGCCCCGACCCCTAGCCCAGTCACCTGCCCCGCTAGTGGGAAATGGACGACGGACGGGCTACCCGTGTCGGCGCACGTCGTCGGTCGAGACGGACGTAGGTCTACAGCCCGCCCGAGTTCGCTCGGTGTCGGAGCCTGCTACGCCTGCGGAGTCTGCCTACCTGGTGCGCCGGTTCGTGGCGTGACGTTCTTGCTACACGGTGGCAAAGCCCGCCCCGACTCTGCCGGTCGCCTCGGTGCCGCCGTTGCCGTCCGTGTCCGTCGAGGCTTGGCGGTGGCGCAATGATCGCCACCGCCTGCGATGTCGGAACGTGCGAAGCCGTGACAACGTGGCCCCACCCGCTTGCCCTGTTCGGTCTCGCCGTGGTGCTAGTTCTCGCGTGGCGGTCGTGCCGATGATCGAACGCACCGACTCACCCCCGTGCGCCGGATCAGACCCCGACCACGTCTGCCAATCTCGCTGTTTGCCGATACTCGCCCGCCGACTCCCAACCCCGCCAACTGGCTGGGCATGGCGGTACGGGCAGACCGCGCCCCGCTCCTGGTCAGTCTGGTTACAACGTGTCGGCGGTGCAGGTCGCTGGCACGTCGTCGGACTAGCCCCCGTCGATACTGCCCGAGAGCTGGCCGCCGTTGTATGGGCCTACACGCTCGGACACGCCCACAAGTAACCCCCACCCCCCAGCGAATGCCCCGCCCCAACAGGCGGGGCATTCTGCTGTCCGGCCTCGAGTCGCCCGCCGAGGCTGGGTGTGGGAAGGTGACAGCGGGCATTCCACCAAAAATTGTTGCGCTAACCCCCCTCCCGATAGGGTAAACATTACTTATGCCGACTATTCGCACCGTGACAGCCAACTTTCTGGGTTCCTACGCCTCGACTCACACCCGGAAGAGATACAAGAAAGACATCGTGACGTGGCAACGATGGTGCGCCGATCATGGCGTACATCCTCTCGACTGCTCTGCCGAGAACGCACAACGGTTCGCAGATTGGATGTCGGCGAACTACACGCCCACCAGCGTGGCCTCGAGGGTGTGCGGCGTCACGAAATGGTTCGATGCCCTAGTAGATGCCCGTATTCTGAAGTCGCATGGCTTGCATTCGGTTCGTCTCCCGAAGCGTTCGGTGCAGTTGAACCCTGATGCGATCCCGTCGGACGCTGACATGATGCTGGTAATGGCCGAGGCTGCCGAGCTTGGCCCCCGCTGGGAATGGCTCGCAGGCATGGTGGCGTGGGCTGGCTGCGACTGTCAGGAGGCTCTCAGGGTTCGTGGCATGGACGTGCGAACATGGGAAGGTAAGACGCTGGTGACGGTGCGCTCCCGTAAAGGGAACCGGCGTGAGATACCGGTCGATGGCCGTCTCGAGGTGCTGACCGTCGGTCTACAGGCCGTGTACGCCTCTCATACGCCTCTCGCAGGCACCGTGACCTCCGAATGGGCGACGATCAAACTGGGCGAGGTGGCATCGCGCGCGGTCGGACGACGCTTGAACGTGCAGGACATGAGACGTTGGGCTGTCCGGCGTCAGCATGAGCGCGGTGTCCCCGTTCCGATCATCGCCAAGTGGCTCGGGCATACGACCGACCGTTGGGTGCGTCAGACGTTGCGCTTGACCGATGCGGTGGCCGAGGTGACTGCCGCCGACGTGATCTCGAGCATCCTGGTTGAGCCGGACGGCGACCGGTTCGGTTCTGGTCAGGCTCCCGACTCGATTATTTGAACCAGCGTCGCAGGAACCACAGTACGACCGCTGCACAGGTGGCGTACAACGTCAGAAAGTAGATGATGTCGATTGCTTTCTGCACGAAACGCTCCTGTTCGGGGGTCAACGTCTGCACCCGTGGTGCCACTCTAATTTCGTCAGCGACGTTATTCGGTCTGTTCACAGCACTCTCCTGACGTGTTGGCCCACCCATCGGGCCACCGGACTGGCGACAGCGTTCCCACATTGCTTGTACCGGTGCGTGTCGGCCTGCTCTTTGCCTTCGTCGGTCCAGCGGGTGTGGTCGTCGGGGAATCCCATCAGACGCTCGCACTCGAGGGGCGTCAGGCGGCGTACTGCCATCGTGGTGGCGATGGACGGAGACTGCTGGAATGCCTTCAGGGTTGGCGACTGGTCCACGAACACGTTCGCGTTGGATCCGAACTGCGTGTCAAACGAGTATGGCTGCGCAATGTGCGGTTCGTTGTCCCCGCGCTTGGCCTCGGCCCGTAGCGTCGGCACTTGATCCTGCCAGACACCACCGCCGAGCCGGACCATCGTCCCTGGCTGGAACACGGTGACAGGCTCGGCCACCATCGGTACCTGTCCACCGCCGGTCCCCATGCGCTGTTTCAAGGTCGGGACAATCTCGGTGTCCATGCGGAAGTCGTCGTGCCGAGTTCCGTCGAAAATGATCGGTTGGGCTACTGCTTGCGCCCCCGTTCTATCGAGGGTGTAGGACGGTGAACCTGCATCTCCGACGCCGAATCCGTTCTGGTTCTTTTCCATCTCCCGTCCATCTTGAATCGGGATCGGTTCAGCGATGAAAAGTTGGGCGTGATGTGATTGGGGCGACGGAACCAACCCGTTGAGGCATAGTGCGGTGTCGGTTTCGGTCGCGCTAAACGTGTTGGCTTTGGCATCTTCTCGCACCGAATAGGCGACGGGCATAAGGACGGTGGCCCGTGATTCGCCGCCGTTGTCAAAAGCGTTGAGGGTTGGCGCGGTTTCGGTGGCTTCCCAACGGTCGTCGTCGGTGTTGCTCATCGCACGTTTCGCTTTCACGAACGGGATGACAGCCAAGTCTGTCGCGTCTTTGTAGTCGCGTTGCTTCAGGGCAGAGGCGGTGTCGTCGGCGGTGTAGTGGCCGAATCCCAGCATTCGATACCCTTCGCCACTTCCATCAACGACCATGTTGTAGTGTTCCGATCCGCTGGGGCCACCCGAACCTTTTGCCCATTTGGAGCAGATGGATGTTGCTAGGGTGTCGTCGGCGGTTGATCCTGCGGCCCATTGGCCACTTGCATCAAGGCTTGCCTGAGCATCTCCGGTAGCACCTTGCCCCTTCGCTCTGCCCTTCGCAAAATCCCTTGGGCGGCCTTCGCAGACAGGTAGTAGCGGGCCGTCACATCGGTCGGCGGTTGCAGGATCAAAGATAGCGACGAGGAAGATGCGCCTCCGTCGCTGGGGAACTCCGAAGTGTTGTGCGTCCAGCACAGACCATTGGATGTCCACCGCCCCGATGTCCCCCAACGCTTCGAGGACGGCTTGGAAGTCTTCGCCGTTGTTGCTGGAGAGTGCGCCGGGGACGTTCTCCCAGATGACGGCTCTTGGAACAGAGCCAGTTGGTCGGGATGCTGTTGCATCTCTCATCTCCTTGATGATTCGTGTTGCTTCAAAGAACATGGAACTACGACCGCCGTCAAGGCCGGCTCGTTTACCGGCGACGGACAAGTCTTGACAGGGGGAGCCGAAGAAGATCACGTCCGCTTCGGGTAGATCATGGCCGGACACTTCGCACACGTCGCCCCACTTCGGTACGTCGGGCCAATGCCGTCGAAGAATGGACTGGCAATGCTTATCCCATTCCACCTGGAACACGCACTCAAACCCTGCCTGCTCCATTCCGAGGTCAGCACCGCCGACACCTGCGAACAAACTGCCGAACGTGAGTGTCATCGCCGATCCCTATCTAGGCTCTCGCGCCATGCACGGTTGTCCATGCGTCGCACAGCATCAGCGGTGGACTTCTGGAGTCCCTCGAGTGCGGTCAGTTGTGCGCTGATCTTGTCCAGCCCTTCGGCAATGGCGAGCATCAGTTTCTTCAGGTCGTCGTCAGTCATCTCGTCCTCATTCGGAAGTAGTGCAGGAACGCTTCGTATTGCGGGTGTGACTCTGCAAATCGTTCGGCAGCACCCATCCACAGGTTGACTTCTTCCCGCAGTTTCTCAATCTCGTCGGCGGCTTGTTGGTCTGTTTCGCAACGGTCGCAATCATGCCTTATGCCTGAACATTCACACGATGCGTATTCAAACCGTAGTTGGGTCACGATGTCGTCAGTCATTGGCGAACAACTCCATGTGAGCGTCACGACCGGCGTCGGTAACTCGGCAGACGATCCGTTGACGGCCTCGAGCGTTCGGGCGCGTCTCCCCTGTCGGCTCAATCCAACCGAGCGCACGAAGGTCGGAGGCACGACGGCGCAACCCTTCGTCGGCGAGCGTGGGAGCGTGACCGAGCGTCACCTCCACAGCCTCTTCGTCGGTCAGGTCGTGAAGCAGATAGGCGTCGAGCAGACGGGCGGTTTGGCTGTTGCGGTTCTTCGGGGCGACACAGGTTGCAGGGTCGTCGGCACGGACGGACAACGGGAGTACGAGTTGCAGGGTCACGGCTTCACCTCACGAACGCTTGCGGTTTCGTCCGTCCACACGGCACCGGCGACGGTCATCGCTTCCCAGCCTCTGTCGGTGCGTGGTCTGATGAACAGGATGGGCCGCCACATTTCGAGTTCTGTGGGGTACACCTCCATCGGACGGATTGGTTGTTGCCAGGGATGGTTCATTGCTGTTCTCCTTTGTTGTTGTTTCTGGACATGAGATACCGCCAACAGGCTTCGCACCAGCACCGACCTTTCATGTCGGCTGCGACGATGTCCTCACCCTGAATGGTGTGTTCGCACAAGGCGCAGGTGCCTCGTTCGGGGAACTCGATTTCCATTGGCAGGTCTTTCGGTCAGTCGTCCAAATATTGGCGCGGTGTCTGATGATGGTAACGCTTACAGGTGTGGCAGAGAAGGACTCCAGTCTGACGGTTGAACCCAGACGGGATCATGTCAGGTGGGATCGGTATCCCACATTCATCGCAGTCACCTTCACGGGGCTGGTCAAACATCGGCTTCTTCGCCATGCTGTGAGCCTAACCATTCTTGCATGACGATGTCACGGCTTTCCTGTTCCACCTTCTGGAGGTCAACAGGCTGGCCCCGATGCACCAGCGTCACCGTGGTAACAAACTGGCGCAGTTTCATGTCATATCCCGACGGCACTTTGCGTCGAGCTTGTCGTTTCGCCTCGGCGTCGTGCGCCTGCTGGCAGGCTTTGCATGGTTCAAGACCGAGCCGGTCTTCGGCTTTGTATCCAGCGACCGTCCCATGCTCGATGCGGGTGGCGGCATGAACCTTGCGTGACCGTGGCATCTTGGCGCGTAACGCTCGCCGGTCACGTTCGTTCGTGCCACCGAAGATGCCGGTCAGTTTCGTGAACCCCATCGCATAGTTCAGACATTCAGCCTTCACGGGGCAAGGAGGCAGACCAGGGGTGCGTCGGGTGGCTTTGCGTCCGTTGCACACCTGCTTGGCCTCGTTGCCTGGTTGCCCCACATCGGGCTGAAACAGGTTCGGGTCCATGCCTTTGCAGGCTGCGTGTTCTGCCCACGGTGTCGGGACGAAGTCAAACTTTGGCAGGTCGGCGACCATCAGGTGAACTCCCTCCACGCTGCGACGCTGTCGCACAGACGGTCAGCGGACTCGATTGTCCAGTCGTTCGCTTCGATGGCGTCGGCGAGACGGTTCCCTCGAACACGCAACGCCTGGTTCTCGAGACGCAGTTCGTTGATCGTGTCAGCGCATTTCAGCAGGTGTGTTGCCATCAGGTTCAGGTGGCCTTGCATCCCTTCACGGCGCAGGCGACGCAGTTTCAGCCAGTTCACGACTTGTCGCCGTCAGGATGGTTCACCTGCAAATGCTTGATGAAGCGCGAGATTTCTTTCTTGTCCATGTCGGCCAGCGAACGAACGGTGCGGTTCAAAACCATCTCGGCAAGGTTGATGGACTCAGCCTTGTTGACGATGCCCCACTCTCGAAGGAGCGCACGGGCAAGACCGATCTGCTTCGGTGAGGCGAGGTTCATGTCGTCCACCTCGTTTGGGTACAGCGTCTCAGGTCGCTGATCTTCGAGAACCTCGGCGTCCACGATCTCAGAACCGGGGAACGCTTCGTCCCATGAGGTTTCCACGATCACTTGCACCGGCTCGTCCGGCTGGTTCGGTGCAGTCGTCGGAGGTTCGGGAAGCAGGGTGACTTCAGGTGCGTTTTGCAACGGGTCGACCGGCACTTCGTTCCATTCCGATCCGGCGATGGAGGCTGCCTCTTCGGGCGTGTACGACAAGCCTGCGACCACGTCTGCGAACAGCATTCGGCACAGTTCCGAGGTGGCGCGAGCCAACAGCATCGCTCGAGGGTACGTCTTCCACGCACCACGACCGGCCAAACCGGCGAGTTGGGCGTCCTTCATGGACCAGGACACGGTGGCTTCAGAGCCGGTGTCGGCCCGCTTGCCCCACAAAGTGACCTTGTCACCGGACGATTCCTTCACGTCGATGCGGTGTCCGGCTCGGGCAACGAGTCCTCGCATCAGTTCAGGCGACATGGACGGCTTGCCTTCAATGACGTGGATGCTGTTCAGCGACTGCATCGGGCCAAGACCGAGTTCCTCACCGTACAGGACGGCTGCGAAAACTGATTCGGGTTTGCCTCGAAAGGCGGTCGGGACGAACGGGGTGTTGGCGATCCGCTGTGCGGTCTTCCATGACACTTCCGCTGGTGTGAGGGGACGTGCCACCTCAAGGCTGGTGTTCGGTTCGGACATTGCTGTTCTCCTTTACTTGGTGATTTGGATGCTGGTGCGGTTGTAGGTGGCTTCGCCGTAGGTGTCGGGGTCGATGCCCAGTTCCTTCAGCGCGGTGACACGCCAGCCAAGGGAGGCGGTCAACGGCAGAACCTTCTTCAGGTTCTCGAGCATGGTCGCCACGTTGGTCAGACTGATTTCGCCGGTGCCTTCCGGGTCGAGGCTGGCTCGGCACAGGTCACGCATCAGGTCTTCGGACTGCCATTTGCGGGTTGCTGCGGTGCGCTTCTCAACGGTTCCGATGCCGTCCACGAACTGCTTCTTCTCCGGCAGGAGGCTGACGATGTCATCTTCGGTGGCTCGCAGGAGCGTGTCGATGTCAGCCTTGATGGTCTTCAGGTACTGGTAACCAGCGAGAAGTTGCTGGTAGTCACCCTGCTGGGTGAGTTCCTGTCGTCCGGCGTCGGCGGCCAGCAACGCTGTGCGAAGCCCGTCCGAGGTGTGTGTTTCTATGGTTGATGTGAGCGGGACCAAGTCGGTCATGTCTACCCCTTTCTTTCACCACCACCGTATTGTGGGGGTGTTGCACAGTTTGATTCTGACCTACCTCGGTCAGGCTGTCAAGGACTTATTTGCAGGGTCGTGACCAGGGTTTGAACCCGCAACCTTTGTGGTGGTCGTGCCAGATGTACATTTCCCACGCCCACGCGAAGTTGTAGTAGGGGTCTGCGACGACACGCCAGTCGCCGTACTTGTTCTCGATGTCGTCGTGCCACACCTTGTTGATCTGCATCGGACCCCAGTCCCAGCCGTTGAAGTTCTTGTGAGCTGGTTGACCGTAGACGGAACCGATGATGTTCAGGCAACGCGACTCCGACCAGGCTTCCTCGAGAACGTCGATCAGCAGTTCCTGTGGCCACCCAGCAGCCGATGCAATCGGGGCCAGCTCGGCGCACTTGGCATCAGCCGGGACGAGCGTGGTCGTGGTCGTTGGTGCGAGCGTCGTTGTTGTCGTAGTCGTGGTGCTGGTGGTGGTTGGTGCGATGGTGACGGTCGGGATTGGGAGCGTGGGTGGTTGAACGTCGGTGGTGGTCGAGCATCCAACTATGGCAATAGACGCAACGATTGTGAGTGTGAGACGCATACGGAACCTCCGGTGAAGGCGACAGAGGCTCACGGCCGTCAATGTCGCGTTTGTTATGCGTTCACCAGTTTAGTAGATCGGCGTTCATCGTGCAGTCAGTCGCACAAAATGACATCGTGAGCAGGAGTTACAAGAATTGCTTCTTCACTTCTTGCTGGCTTTCTGACGGGCGTACTGTTCGAGCAGTCTGCGACCCATTGACTTGGCTTCGGCTTCGCTGTCAGCACCCCACGCTTTCAACGCGAGAGCCTTACGGGTCGGGCGACCCTTCTCATCCTTCATCGGACCAGGGGAGCCACCCATCCGTGACAGGAACGAACCTTTGCGACGCATCTCTTCCGGCGACGACGGGCGACCCTTCACGGGGGCTTTGAGGGTGCCACCGGTCTGCGCCTTGTACGACGCACGACCTCGAGCGTTCAGACCACCAGCAGGGTTCTGACCCTCTTTGCGTTGCCACGCCGCCGATGCCATTACTTGGCCTTGAGTTTGCGGGCGGCAGCAGCGTTGTCAACGAGGTTCGGGTACGGGCGACCGGCCTTGCGAGCCATCTCTTTGGCGAGGCTGATGCCTTCAGCACCAAGTTTGGTGGACTTCTTCTCAGGGTTCTTCGTTTCCCAGAACGGTTTGCTCACGACCGGCCTCGCTTGGCGCGATCTGCCTCCGACAGGGCGATGGCGAGAGCCTGCTTCGGGGAACGCACGACGGGGCCACCCTTGCCTGAATGCAGGGTGCCAGCCTTGTATTCGCGCATGACTTTACGAACCTTGTCCATGTCAACTCATCGGCATTCCACCCGACATGGGTGGCATCGACATCGGACCGCCGACCTGTGCGCCCATCATGGGCTGACGGGAAGCGAGACGGGCGGGGAGCATCTGTCCTTCGCCGGTCAACATTTCTTCGGTGACAACACCGGTGCCACCGCACAGCGGACACGGGTACTGCTCCATCTCTTCACCCTCGCCACCAGCCATCTGACCGCCTCCGGCCATACCGGCTGCCAAACTGCCGAGCGCATTGCTATACATCGGGTTCATCGTCTGCTCCTTGCACGACGAGCCTCAACCCGTCCACTCCGTCTACTACTGGTGCATGGAAGTCTATACGAACGAGGATGTCGGGGGTGTCGTCTTCGATCACACCGGCGTCGACCAGCCCATCAATCCCAGCTTTGGCGGCAGGGAAGCAGGCGGCAACATCTTGTGGGGATCGTCCGTTCTTGTGCAGGGGGATGACGCTGACATACAGGCGTTCGTGGGCTGGGATGCCAGCCTCTTCTGCACACCGCCGGAACTGGTCACGCCACCATTTGGTGTCGGACGCCCGTTTGCCCCAACTGTTGGTCTTGCGTTCCTGGTTGAGGGTGGTGGGACGTTTGCCGACGACTTCTAAAGCCCAGATCATGGGTTGATTCTAGACAGAATCCGTTCGCGTTCTCTGCGCTGTTGGGCTTCGATGTCTTTGATGCTTTGCAGGGTGGCTTGCTCGTAGGCAACGTCTTGCTCGATGATCGGACGTGGGAGACCGAACGTGCCGAACAGACCGCCGAGACGACTGGCGACGGGTCCGAGGCGTTGAACAGAGTACGGGCCGGTTGTTCGTGCCGAACCTTGAGGGAAGCGTTGCACGTTGCCCAAAGCCACGTCTGTGCCAGGGATACGACTGCCGGTCGGGCCGTAGGTCAGGATGTTGCGGAACGGGCCACCGAACGTGGTCAGTCCGGCATAGCCAATTTCGCCGACGAAGTCGCCGAGGCTTCGGGTTGTTGCCGACTGTCGACCCTCAAGGTAGCCGGGACGTTGCACATCTGAACCAGGGAATGGAACCTGCACACCACCGCCGTAGTACAGGATCGCATTAGCGACCTTCGCTGGGAAGGCGATAGCCGGTGAAACTGACATAGCCTGCTCGCCAACAGCTCGAATCGGGTTCGGCTGGAACAGCAACGCATCCTGATACGGGTTCAGGAACGACAGGTCAAAGAAGAAGCCGAGCGCGGGAACGGTGCCTTCGAGGAACTGGAACAGTCCTTCCTGCTCCGGCGATGTTGCAATAGAGCCGAGGGCAGCAGCGAACAGGACACGATCAGGCGAGTCAATCGCCATCTTTGCTGCCGCCTTGTTGATGTAGCGGAGCCACGACCAGAAGGGGTAGATGTTTCGCGCCACGTTCTTCTCAAACGGGCTGAGTTCGGTGAACGCTCCGAGCGCATCGTTAGTTTCACGGACAGCCTTGTTGACTGCATCACGAATCTCAGCGTCGTCAATGTAGTTATACGGTGTCACCTCATCAAGAGTGCGACCCTTGGCTGTGAGCGTCTGTTCCAGTTTGTACATGGCGGTGGCGGCTCGGGCAACCGTGTTCTGGTATTCGTTGAACCGGAACGACTTCTCACGGAAACCAGGGAACATTTGGAATCCCCGTGTGTCACGCAAACCGGGGATCGGGCCTCGAAGTTGATAGTCGGCGATGGCTGCCCGAGGGTTCAGTCCTCGCATCTGCTGAATGTCAAAGTCACGCACACCTCGAGCCTGAAGTCCGGCTCCGAGCAGGGTGCTGATCAGCGTGTTGGGAACGCTTCCACGAAGTGCGTCCAATCGTTTTGCGCTTGATGTCAACAAGGCGTCTACGGCCATCATTCGCTGGATGAGTTCTGCCGGTGGAACTTCACCTCGCGCCCAACCATTTAGGACGTTTGAGACGAGGTCGCCGACTTGCCAGCGAGCCGAGAATGGCAACACCGTCGCTTTCCATCCGCTCGTCACTTTGCCGATGCTGTCGTTGACGGTTTGGATAATTGGGTTCTTTGACGCACTATCTCGAGGTACGAACTGCTGAGTCAAATTTTCGCGCAAGCCGATACGCATCAGGATCGTGTTGGGGTCAACCAGTTCGTCAAGAACAGTAACCATCAGGTCACCCAACGCCTCATGTGCGCCCGTCTCAGGGTCAACCTTGACTGGGCTGATCGGCTCGTAGCCTGCACGACGGGCGATCTCTGCCAGTCGAATGCCAACCTGCTTGCGAACCTCGGTCTCAATCTGTCCAGGGGTACGAATCAAGCCTTGCTGTTCAACTTGCTGTTGCGCTTCCTCGGTGATCGCCTTCAAAGTTTCCGCATCCACCAAACGAGACATGGTGATCGAGAACCGAGGGTCGGTGACAATGTCCTCAAGAATCTTGTTACGACCGACGACGTTGAAGATTTCGTCGAAGCGTTTGATCATGTCGTCCAACCGCAACGGCATCAGGTCGGAGGTTCGCATCTGTTCCACCGGCGACTTCACCTGTGGGGCGGCACCTTCGCTTCGTAGTTCGGTCATTACTCGCGTCGCACCACGGGCTGTCGTTGGCAGACCAGCAGGCAGATAGCCGACCTGTGATTCGGGGCCGAGCAACTGTGGCCCGAACGGTTGCGCCATGTAACGCTCCACCGCTGTGGCACCGGCACGAACATCAGTAATACCTTGCGCCAAAGCGACATCGGTTTCGTACTGCTGGCGAATCTCAGCGAGCTTGTTCTGCTGGTACAGGTCTTTGTTCCGCAGTTGCTCAATCTCACCCTCAGCCTTGGTCTGCGGACCTTTGAGCATCTGCCCTTCGACGGTTCCGTCCGGCTGGTCGACGATCTTGCCGACACCTTTCAGTCGGGCGCGTACGACACGACGCTGTTCGGCTGTTCCTTCACGGCGCAAACGTGCAACCGTCTGCTCTTGCTTGGTGACATCACGGTCAGCACGGCGCAGGTTCTCGAGCAGTTCCTTCGGGATCGGGATCAGCCGGGGTGTCGCACCTTCGTACGGTACGCCTGTCTCCATTTCGGTGACGAAACGGTCACGCAAACGCAGATCGGCGGTCAGCAGGTTCGGGTTGGTGATGTACGCAATTGTTCTTGCAAGCAACGGAAGCGAGTAACCGGATGTTTCGAAATCTTGACGGTCACGGCTGCGATTCATTTCATCAGCAACTTCGTACAGCCGAAGTTTCTTGATCTGCTTTAGTTTCTGTTCAGCCAAATGAACTTGGGCGTATGCCTCTAGGTATGACGACCATTCGTCGGCCTTTGCCGTGCTTCCCGATGACCTTGGTCCTTGCGGAACGTCTGCTCGCTCCCCCGCCGTCGTGTCCAACCCTACTGTCCGCTTTATTTGAACCCAGTCGTCAATGCCGTCGGCACCAACACCTCTGTCGTTTTGAATGTTGTATGGGTCGTAGTCATAAACAAACTGGTTGCCCCACATATCGGCGAGCAATTCGGCTTCTTCAAGCCTCATGTATCGACCAAACTCGTTGATGACCATGTCACGCACGGTCATGCCACTCATGTTTGTATCCCTAGCCCATGCATTCCAACTAATTACTGGGCCAGTTTGATAATCATTTTCAAGTCTGCCGAAATGTAAATCTAGAACTTCTTGAGCCTGACGAATCATTTCAACGTGGGCAGCTTTGACCTCTTTGCTTCGATTTGTATATGGCTTGGGAACGGCGGCCGTTGGGTCAACTTTGCCAGATTCAACTTGTTGACGACGAAAGTCGTACTCATCAACAAGTGTTGCGAGATTGTCCTGATACTCAAGGCTTTCTGCCAAACGCACAGCCTGGTCAATCTCGTCCACGATGACTTGACGTTCGTCGGGGGTCAACGCCATCTCGTTCTCTCGAGTGGTGCGCTCGTACTGGGCGATCGCATCCTGAACCGTCTGACGTTGCTGTTCCGACAGTCGCAGGTTTGCCTGTGCCTCGGTAACGCCAGCAAGGTCTTCGTCGCTGATGCGGTTCAGGTTGTCCACCAACGCACGGATGGTTTGCTGGGTTGCGCTCAACGCCTGCTCGGCTTCGATCAACTGGGTGATGAGCGCACGGTTCTCGGCGGTCAGAGTGTCGCCGCGAGCCTGTAGATCGGCGATGCGTTCCTGAACGCGGGCCAGCAACGAGTCGGTCTTGCGAATGATGTTCCTGTACGAACCGGGCAGATACGCCGACGGAGTACCAACCAGCCGATCAAGGTCACCACGAATGGATTCGACGGTCTTCTTGCCCAACAGGTCGCCGTATTGGTCGGCCAGATCATTGAGTCCGGCGACGATGGTGGCGATGTCTTCGCTTCTGGCGGTAGCCAACACCCGGTTCTCGGCCATGACAAGCGGTCGCAATTGCGCTGGATAGATGTTCGCCGAACGCATGACATTGGGGAATGTCTGCAACAGTTGCGAATACGCCAGTTCAAACATTTGTTGGGCGACGCCTGCCAGCGGATGATCTGCGCCGACTTCTGCCAAAGCACGGAACGCTCCGAACGGATTCTTAGCCGTGTACTTGGCGAACTCTTTCCGCAGTTCGGGTGGCAACGTGTCCAAGAATTGGACGGCAATATCGTCCATTGCCGTCAAAAGACGACGCACCTCGAGATACGGTAGACCGTTGCGATCAAACTCGTAGAACAGAAACTCCACGACGGGCATACGACCGACGTAGGTTCCCGGCATCGGGCCACCGAGACGGTATTCGCCCGACAACTGTCCTCGAGTGAAGTCGTCACCGATGCGCGTGTAGAACTGCATGACAGCGTCAACAGATTGGCGACCGAACTTGTCAATCGTTCCCTGAACATAGTCAACTGCATTCTGAATGTCGGCCGGGGTGAAGGAGTAGCCGATGCGCTCAAGGTCGGGGCCGACCTGTGTTGGTGTCATTTCGGCAGCGATGTCAGCGACAGACTGGCCGTTAGCCACTTCTCGCATGATCAGTTCAATTCGACCCGTGCGGATCAGGTTGGCGACAGGTCCGGCATAGTCCGGCATCGGGCCAGCCTCAGCATCAGGGAACACAGCACTCGGTCCGAGCGTCTTGAGCCGTGATGCTTCGGTGACAATGTTTGTACGACGTGCCTCTTCGTACAACTGGTCGGTGTAAATCTTCTTGCGAGCATCTGTGATAACACCAGCGCGACCCAATGCTCGACGCAACTGGTTCTTCAGATCATCAATTTCAACCTTGATTGCTGCGGCGTCAGCGTTCGGTTCATACAGGCGAGCGTCAGCGTCGGCGAGTTGGGCAACCAACCGTTGCACGTCGGCTGCACCTCGCGCTCGTTTCAGGTCAATGGCTTCGGTGACAGCCTGACGCAACGGGCCGACACCGTCAGTCACGCCTGCTTGGGCGATACGACCGAGGCGTGTTCCTGCACCGACCGCACCGACACTCTCGGCACCGAGCTGTCCGGCTCGAGCAGTACCACGCGCCAAAGTTCCGATTGGTTCTTCAACGAAACGTCCGGTAGTTGCAACCACCCGACCGAGACGTGGTGCGCCAGCCTTGCTGATTGCAGCACCACCACGCCCGATGACGTTTCCGGCACCAGCACCACGGCCAAGTAAAACAATGTTGCCAAGGTCTTCTAATGCGAGCGCACCAAGGTTGCCTTCGCGCCATGCCGTTGCGTAGTCAATGCCAGGTTGACCGTAATCAAACTTTCCGGCTGTCAGGAGTTCGCCTGCCCGGCCACCAGTTGTCTGAACACTTCGTCCTATTTCGGCTGCCAACGGGAACTGGCGATGTCCGGCATACCAAATCAGGTCTGTACCTGACAGCCCCATCGCACGACCGCGGGCAAGATCGGTTTCAAGGCGCGACGTGTACGGGTCTTTGCCAGTAATCGCCTCAACACCCTCGGATGCTAGATCGACTGCACCTTCAAGCAGACCGCCGCCGGTTTGCAATGCTTTGCCAACAAACACGGGTGCTTGGGCGATCATGCCAGCGGTAAAACGAATTGGCGATGTGATCAGGTTGCTGATGATCCCGCCGCCACCATCGTCGTCTTTCTTCTTATTTGTATTTCCTTCATAGACGGCTCGTTTTGACGGCGGCAAAAGTCGAGGTCCACCAATAGTTGTTCCCGAAGGTGACGGTGGTTGGGCAACTTGGCTGCGGTATGCACCAAGCAGATCATCTGCGGTCATACTCATGGCAGGTTAGCCCTCAAACGTGAAGGAGTATTGACGCAAGATGTCAAGCAGAATCTGGGCGCGAATCGGGTCTCCGGTCTTCTCAAGGTAGTCTCGCGCCATTGAGTTAGCCGCCTCCTCCGCACTTGCGTAACCCTCATCGTTGGTTGATAATGCATCTCGATAAGTGGTGACGCTCTCCAAGAATTGATTGTCGGCCATTACTTCTCGAGCCAAATCAGGATTCACGCCACTTATTGAAGACGGGGAAACACCGTATGATTGTTCAAGCAATGAATCGTCGGTCATGGTGTTCTCGTAGGAACCCAACGCCTTGTTGATCTGATACTGCCGGAACTCTTCGGGCGACAATTGTTGGGCGAGAATCTCGTCGGTGCTGAGGCCGGTGTTGTAGCCCATTGCACGAAGTTGGGCATCCTGAATTGCCTGTTGCTGGCTCGCATAACCAAGGTCGGTTTGTGCGCCAAACAATCCACTTGCAAGCATCGGGTCGTAGCCGTATCGGCTGACAGCGATCTGTTGCGCCAACTGCGATGGCGTGAACGAACCTAACGCTTCACCAATTGATCGAGCTGGGGCAACTTGCTGGGCGACATCAGATTGAAATCGGCGTTGGATTGGAGTTTCAAGGGCAGTCAATTCGGCTTGACGTGAACCTTGTTGATCCTCCAATGCGGACTTCAGTTTGGCTCGCGCTGACATTTCTGCAAGTTTCTTTGCAAGAAGCCGACCCTGAAACTCTTCCTTTGTGGGGGGTGCAACAACGGTTGACAAGTCCGGCATGAAATCCCGCATTTGCGTTTCTCTCAACGCTTGGCCAGCCTGTTGGACTTCCGCACTCGGCTGATAGTTGTAGCGGTACTTTGATGCGATTGCAGATCGACTTTGTGCGATGTCTTTGCCTGACTCATATTCAAGTTCTGCATATCGAGCCGCAGCCAATTCCTGCGCTTGACGAGCAAGATCAGCGATGGCATACGCCTGACCCGTAATGGCTGCCTGCCCATAGCCTGCGGTCGGGAAGCCGCCGTATTTCATGCCGTAGCCGGGGGCTTGACCGCCGATCAGAAAGTTGGCGAGTGTTGAGGCGTCAATCGGGGGAGGCTGATTCGGCGGTGCTTTGACATAGGTGCCAACACCAGCACGTCGAGCCACATCCTCAATCGTTACGCCTTGGGGGCCGGTGCGCGGTGCCATCAGCCGAACCTTGCGTTCAGGTTTTGCATTTTGCCTGTGCCGACACGGGTCGGCTTCACGGGTGTCGTAGCCTTTGCCGTCGTCGGGAACGGACCTTTGAAGATGTCGCCGACCGGGGGCTTGGCCGGTTCGGGCGTCAGGTACGCAAGCAAGTCTTGTAGCGACGGAATGTACTGACCGCTGTACGGATCAAAGCCACCGCCAGTACCAGAACCTCGTCGAGCCTCACGCGCTTTCCTGACCAGAATGTCACCGAGACCGGTGGCGTAGTTCTGCATGGCGTTCGCTTGGGCGATACCGGCTGTCATCTGAGGGTTGTACACCTCTTTGAACCGATCCTCATACATGGACAGCGTGTCGCCGTATGGGGCGAGGCGAGCGGTAGCAGCGTCACGGGCGCGTTGTTCCATTTGAGCCAGCAACGTGGCTGTCTGTGCGCTTCGATCAGCGATCTGCTGGGCGAGTTCCTGTGCTGTTGCCATCAGCGTTTACCTGACCAGCCGATACCACGAACCGGTCGTGTCGTGCCGTATAGACCGGTGGTTGCGAATGTCGGAGTTTGCTTGGCACCGGTTGCTTGAACCTTGTTCGCATTCATCAACTTGCCGAGGCCAGCGAAGTCCACCTTCGAGAAGTCGTACTGCGGTGCGTTGCCCGTCGGAGTGGTCGTTGTCGTAGAAGGTGTGCCACCGGACGATCCGCTACCGGCTTGCAGGGCGGCCAACTGTCCAGCAAGAGTCATGTCAGCCTGGTTGTACGCACCAAGCTTGGTCATCTCTGCCGCAGTCTTGGCGGCTTCTTCTTCGGCGGTCATCTCCGTTCGTGCCGTATTCGCTTCACCGGAACGCAGGATGCCTCGAGACTCTAAGTTGGTTTCCAAACGACGATTGGCGATACCGAACCGGCGGCCAAGGTCAGCCAACGCCATGTTGTAGGCGATGTCCGCATTCTCTTTGGCGAGTTGTGCCTGCTTGTCGTAGTAGGCGCGAGTTGATTCGTAGGCCATAGAAGTCTCCGGTGAGTCCTACGGCTGTCCAGCCTTCGGTCGTTTCCGCACCACTTTAGCAGGTGCTGGGCTGTGTGCAGGGCCATTGATGTGATCGGTCAGGTCGTAGCGCACCTGTCGAATGTCTTTGCGAATCTCCGACGACACCAGATCGAGGCGATCCATCACGTTGTTGTGGTCACGCTGGTTTTCTTTGCGACCCTTCTCGACGAGGATGGCGACGATGGTGAACGCACCACCGATCAGGGCGACCAGCACCGCTTCCATCAGCCGAACATCTTCTTCCAGGTGACCGGCCCGACGATGCCGTCGGCGGCGATGTTGTGGGCGAACTGCCATTCTTTGACGCGATGCTCGGTCTTGGGGCCGAAGTCGCCGTCAGTCTTGACGCTTCCGACAACAGCCTGAACCAACGCCACTTCGGGACCCTTGGAGCCGAGCTTGACCGGTTTGCCCGGATAGTCAAACCTCAGACCACCTTCAGGGGCTGGAGCCGGTGCCGGTGCCGGTGCCGGTGCGCCGCCGAGGCTGGCGAACGCCTGCTCGTAGTAGGCCGGATCGTCGGCATGGGCTGGTGCGATTTCAACGTGGAACCAGTCGCCACCGGGGGCTGATCCGATGGACGGCTTCTTATAGGTTGTCCACACAGCCTTGTCGCAACGCCATCCGCGTCCGTGCGGTGCAGGCCAGTAGTCGTGGATTTCTTCGACCAAGAACAGTTCGGCGTTGGCAACCCAGAAGTCCACAACCTGACAGGCGACGGCGTAGTCACCGAAACCTTTGGTCTTGTTTTTGCGCCATGAGAGGTCGGCGGCTCGACCTGTGCCGTGAACGGACGGCTTCGGGGTGGCGAGGTTCGGGTTCTTCATGTTGCGAACCGACCATGTGCCGTTGTTCCACACGCCGTTGTTGAAATGTTTGATGGTGAGTTCAACGAATTTCTCGAGACCGGCTCGTTTGCCGGAGGCGTTGCCGTCGAATCCTGTGTATTTGCGTCCCATTCTGAGAACGCTAGCAGGTGATTCTGGTCAGTTGTCCACAGTTGTCGCCCGAACGAACATATAGGCGTTGTCGGGGAGGACTTCCTGCAAGGTCTTCATCACGTCGTAAACCACTTGTTCGCCACCCGAAATGGGGGTTTCGTCACCTTCGTGGGGTGACTTATAGCCAGGTATCTCCGGTGGCAGATGGTCGACGCTGATAGCGAGAACGAGTGTGGCTCGGACGGTGGGCATTGGCAGGCTCCTTGTCAGTTGTCTTTGCGATTGCCTCTTGTGGCAACGATGCCGACGGCGGCACCTACCAAGGTGTAGCAGATCGGACCGAGGATTTCAAGCATCGCTTTATCGTTGGGCGATTGGGCGTCCAACGGCTGAACGACGAACAGCAGTCCCCACAGCATGGTGACGACGATCAGACCGACGATGACGATCAGCCCGATACCAACGTAGTACCGGAGTCGAGCGTCCAGCTCTTCGGCTGTCATGCGTTCTTTACGGGGTCGGGGAGACATCCGTTCCCTCACATTCGGCTGTTCCGGCGTTGGCTGGGTTGTCACAAGGGTACCTGTACCTATCTGAACATTGGCTCAATACGGCACAAACTAGCACCACAAGTGCGCTGGAAAGTGCCTTTCGCGTCAAAGTCATGGCAACAGTCTAGTCGTCGGACAGCATCTGCGAACCGATGTAGAAGCCAATACTGGCCAGCGAGATGATCAGAGCCTGTGTCCGAGTTTCACCGGACAGGGTGATCAGCACCAGTCCGAGGGAACCAGCCATTACGCCGGTTTCGATGACGATCTTGGGGAATCGCTTCATTTAGTTCTCCTGCTTGTTGGGGTGGGGATAGCGACCAGGGTGGTGGCAGTTACCGCAACGAGGGTTCGGCGCGTCCCCACAGGGACGGTCGACCCGACAGGGACGTAGGTATCGAACTGGCCGGAGAACACGTCCACTTGGGACTCAAACTCTTCTTTCACGTCGTCGGGTGCTTCCGACAGGACGGCTGACAGTTCGGCGGCTTGTTCGTCGGTCAGTTCGGCTCCGGCGATCTCGGCGATCAACTCCACCACCTCGGTTTCTGACAGGTCGTCAAAAACGGTGGGGTCTGCTAAGACGCTGGTCAGAGGCTCATTCTGCGTCGGGCTGGTGGTTGGTGGGGTGGTTGGCTCTGGCTCGGAGGTAGGCGTCGAGGTAGGCGACAAGATAGGCGGGGTCGTAGTCGTCGAGGTCGGCGATGCGAGGCTTGTCGTAGGTGCCGAAGAGCTGGTCGTAGTAGTTGATGGCGCGACTGTAGAGGTCGTTGGGATCGTCGGAGACGAAGTGGACGTGGAGGGTTCCGTCGGGGGCGTCGTGGCAGGGACAGTCGTTTCGGGGACAGTAGTAGTAGTTGTCGTCGTTGATGTCGTGGATGTTGTTGTTTCCGGCCATGTTGTGGTGGTCTCCTCGGGCAGGGTGGTGGTTGTTTCTGGAACGGTACTGGTTGTGCTTGTTGTGGTGGTGGATGGGGCAACAGGGGTGGTGGCGGTGTCCAGCGTGTACGACGACCCGTACCAGGCGTCAGGGTTTCCGCAGCAGACACCGGTGCGGAGCCGGTATTGCCCTGGCTGGACAGGAACGTTCAGGTACGAGTCCAGCCCGTAGTAGTCGTCGTTCTGGGCGACGAGAACACCGTCGGAGTCGTACAGCCACAGCATCGAGTCAATACCGTTCTGAATGGCGTAGGTGCGAATAGTGAAGACTGACGGTTCGTCGAACGAGAAGTAGATGTCTGTCGGGCCGGTGACGGTGATGACTTCAGCGCGAGCAGGCTGAACCCACGCCAGCAGGCACACAATCAGGACGGATATACGCGGTACAAATCTCACCGCACAACTCTACACCGTCACTTTTTCGTGGGGCGAAACAGCATTTTCTCTAGCATTTGAATCGTTTCTGCTAGTTCTTGTTCTTCTTCAAGACCTCGAGGGGTGCAACGAGTCAGAAACTTGTGGATGGTTCGCGCCAATCGAATGCTGATGTTCATCTGCGACCTCAAGAAGATTGATGACCTTTTGGACCATCTTGACAGGTATGTGAAGGACTGAGTCTACACACGCTTCCGGTGTCCAAGATTGGGTTATGGAGACGTGTTTGGCTTTGCCGCCTGTTCGTTTATCCAACAGGAATCCGACGCTGTGAACCTCATACGGGCCGTCGTCTTCCATCTCGTCAAGCCGAGTCCATTGGGATGTTCCAGCATGGGCGTCGTGCCAGATGACGAGAACCGGTTTCACCACTTTTCCTTCTTCCTGTCGAGGCTGAAGACTGGTGCCTGAATCGTAATGCCATGTTCCGGGGTGACGATGGCAAGAGCCTGCTGGGGTGGTTCGTGACCGAAGTTGGACACCCAAGCGTACTCGTCGGTGCCTTTCAGGCTTCCGTTGACGATCAGGCCGGGGGTTTGGATCAACTGGTGCCAATGCCCCATCCAGAGGGTGGAGAACGGGGTTCCGGTGTCGTTGGCTCGCTGGGCTTTCCGCGCTCGCATCCGCATGATCGGAGGCCAGATACCGCCGATGCCACCACCGCCAGACACCTGATCGCCGTGGGTCAGGAGGTGGTGGGTGTTGTAGATCGGGATGATGCAGTCGGTGTTCTCCCCGACCTGGAATGTAAACCGTTTGTCGGAGCCGAGGTGGCGTTCGATCATCTTGGCTAGTAGCCAGTCAAAGTTGGTTCTGGCACGGAGTTTCGCTCGAGGTTTGCGGGTCATGCGTCCGTGGTTGCCCATAACGGCTGCGACATGGACTTTCCCGAACTCGTCTGCGAACAGGGTCAAAGCCGCGCACAGTTGCTCCGACCAATGCAGGAGCGAGCCGAGCATCGTGTCCTCGTTCGTCTGGGCTAGTTCCTCATGGATGTCGCCGGAGAAGATGTCGCCTCCCAGCATGATGACCACCCCGTCGTAGGTGACGCCAGCCAGGTAGTGGCGAGCGATCTTGATGGCATTGGCCGCCCACGCTTGGAGCCGGAGTTCGGCGATACGCCGGTTGTAGGCGTTCAGGCCGCCAACTTCTTCGGGCAGAACCACCTCGTCAAAGTGGGTGTCCGACAGGAGTAGGGTCAGGGTGGCGTGTTTCTTGCGTCCCGATGGGGGGCTGACCAGCCATTTCGGGGGTGCGAGCTGGGCGTTCGTAGCCGAATCCACCAGGTTCAGGGCGCGTTCCAGTTCCTCGACACGCTCGATCAGCCGAAGGTTCTCCTGGTTCAACTGGTCGCGCTGACGGCGAATCCGGTTGACCGAAGTCAGGTCGTTGTTTTCGGCGTTGATGTCGTCAGCGAGGCTCACAGGAGCATTCCTTCTTCCGGTGCCGTGGAATCGCTGACGGCTTCACTTCGATGCCACGGTTGCGTAATGCTCGAACGATTGCCGAATGTTGGATGTTCGGATCGGCGAACGCGGTCTCAAGGTCGGCTCGGTCTTGGTTGCTCATGGTTGACATCGTTTGGGCAACCCAACAGTTCGGGCCGACCCCTCGACGGTTCTCGGAGCGGATCGAATCCAGCAGGCTTGGTTTGGTCACGGTTCCTCCATTGGCAGGTTGTTGCTGAGAGGCTACCTAATTTCAGGCGGGGGGTGGTGGAAATACGGGGTTCGCTTCCGTTCCGTCGTAGGTGTCCATGAAGTCGCGTAAAGCCTGCCGATAGTCGGCCCACGCTTGGCGGTCAACGGGTGCGTCAGATAGTTGCGTCCAGTCGGAGGCAAGTAAGAGGTAGTTGCGGTAGTGACGCACCAAATTGATTATTGGTTCATTGGGGTAATACGACCGAAAATTAGTGAAGTCAAACGGGGGTGAAAGTGGTTCGCTCATAATTATGCCTTGATGATGTAGTTGAGGACGATGTAGGGCTGGAGGTTGTTGTGCGCCCCGCCACCACCCGTGTTCTGGTTGGTTGCGGTCGTGTTCTGGTTGGTTGCTGTGGTTGCTTGATTGGTTGCCGTTGCATTATTGATGCTAATGCCGGTCGTCTTAGTATCCGTGTTGACTGTCTGCGGCAGCACACCCGTGTTACTGGTCGTCTGGAAGCCAGAAACAAGGTTGGTTTGGACAAAGAACGCCCACACGTTGAAGGTGTGGAAGTGACCGGGGTCAGTAATCCCGTGGTTGTGGGCGTTTTGCGTGTGGTTGTGGCTGTCCTGCGTGTGCGTGTGAGCGTTCTGAGTGTGCGTGTGCGACGGCATTTCGGTCGTCGTCAACGTATGTGTCTTCGCACCACCAGTCTCACCAAGGGCATCAAACTCGGTTTGTGCCGAGTCACGACCAACCGGGATACGACCTTTGAGGTTCGGCAGGTTGAACGTCGTAGAACCGTCGCCGGTTCCGTAGGTCGTGCTGATAACACCAAACAGCGTTGCGTATGTTGTGCGCGAAACTGCCGATCCGTCGCAAAGCAACCAGTCGGTAGGAGCAGTTGCGGTCGACCACATAGTGATCGAGCCGGTCGGCATTGACGCAGAGGATGGGGCGGTTGGTGCAAACTTTGTTCCGTTGTACGCAAGAACCTGGTTAGAACTGGCACCGGTCGTATCAATCTCGATGCCGTCCACAGTCAGAACCGAGGTGGCTGTGGTTCCGGTGATCGTTGCCGAGGCCGCGCCAACACCGTTGGTCACCGATACCGCGTTTGCCGACACCGTGCCGGTCGCTGTCACGCCCACGAACTGGGGACTCGAGGTGGTAGCAACAGCTTGCCCGATGGAGATGGTCGCTGTTGATCCTTCGCCCGTACCACCCGACACGGTCACGCCGGTGCTAGCCGCCACGGTCGCCACATAGTCGCCGGTCGTCTTGGTTCCGAGAGCCACCGAATCGTTGCCGATGTTCCCTGACGGGACGGTGCCAGACAGTTGGCTCGCTGGGATGCTGGTCAAACCTGCACCCGAACCGTTGAACTGTCCTCCCGACGTGCTGATGTTGCCGGTCACCGAAATGGTGTTGGGAGTGTTCGCTGACGGTCCGCAAGCAACAACGATGCCACCGGTGTTCAGGTTCACTCGAGAGACGTGGCCGACAACTTGGATGACATCGGATGCGCCCGTCGGGCGAGTACCAGTCACCCCACCGCCAGAGGCAACGTACAGGGGCTGGTTGATGCTGTATGCGTTCGTGTTCTGCCCGTCAAGATCACCAACGATTACCGCGTGGCCGTTCGCATTGGCAGCAATGTCGCCGTCCGTGATGCCGATAGCAGGCATCTTTGCGCTGTTTGAAGCATCAGCCGGGGCGATCTCGGCTACCTGTGTTGAGCCGACAGTTCCGGTGATGTAGACGGGGGTGCCATTTGGGATGGTGCTGGCAGTCGTGTTCTTGACGTGGAAGTACACCAAACCGGCCAGATCGCCGTGAATGTGTGGTGCGTAAATGGTTCCGTCTACCGTCAGGTCGGTGGTGAAATGCCCGTCGCCGGTGACATCCAGCGAATACGACGGGGTGGTGTCGTTGATGCCGACGCGATTGTTGGTGGAGTCAACGTACAGGGTTCCTGAGTCGACGTTCAACCCACCGAATGCGACCGTGTCACCTGTTCCGACTGACTGTCCGATGGCAACGGAGGGGGTTGCCCCTTCCGAACCTGATCCGGTGACAGTAACTCCGGTACCGCCGGTAATGCCAGCCACATAGTTCCCGGTGGTTTCCGTACCAAGCGTGATGTTCGGGGTCGCCCATTTGATGCCTGCCGTCTGTGTGGAGTCTGCGATCAGGTATTGCCCGTCGGAGCCAACAGCGAGCCGTGCCGGGGTGTCGGCTGCGGTTCCGGCAATCAGGTCACCTTTAGCGTCAATAATGCCCTTGGTGATGGCGTTGGGGTCTTGTTCAGATGACCAGCGCACACCGGACGGCTCGTTGTGGTCGGCGACCAACACCTGAAGATCGGTGCCGACAGGGAGACGCACGAACGTGTCTGGGCCGGTGCCGACAAGCAGGTCACCTTTCGCGTCAAAAGTTGCGGTGACAGGATCAGTACCCCAACGCAGGCCGGATGCCTGGGTGGAGTCTGCGAGCAGAACCTGCCCGTCCGATCCAACAGCCAGCCGGGTGGGGGTGTCTGCCCCGGTAGCCGAGATTAGGTCGCCCTTGGCATCCAGGATCGTCTTGGAGATGGCGTTCGGGTCGGTGGTCTCGATGGGAGCCTGCGAGAACGACGGCTGTGCGAGGGACGGCGGGATAGTCATGTCAGGCTCCTCTCGTCACGTCTTGATGATGTAGTTCAAGACTACATAAGGCTGAAGGTTGTTGTGCGCCCCACCAGACCCTGCGTTCTGGTTGGTGGCAGTCGCGTCTTGGCTGTAACCGAACACCGTGTGATGGTGAGTTCCTGCATAACTGGTGTTGCCAGTTGATGTCGATGGTGCCGAAGCGGTATTGAATGCTGGTGAAGCATTGTTGCGAAGAACTGTTCCAACATTTTCGTAGTCGTAGGTATGGCGATGGCTTCCCTGATCGTCGGTATCAATCCAAACAAGGTGATTGTGGGCGTTCTGAACGTGGGTGTGAACCGGCATTTCGGTTTGTGACAGGGTGTGCGTCTTTGCACCGCCAGTCTCACCCATCGCGTCAAACTCGGTTTGCGAGGCATCTTTTCCGACCGGCACTCGACCTTGCAGGTTCGGTAGGTAGTACGAGGTTCCGCTATGAACTCCGTAGGTGTCGCCGAGACAGTCTCGAAGTTCGGGGTATTGGTCGCCGTTGAAGGTCGATCCGTCGCACAGCAGGTAGCCAGACGGGGCTGTAGCACCGGCATACGGCAGAACAGCACCGGTCGGATTGACGGCCAGTTGCAGGAACAGTTCCAATTCACGGTCACGGTTCTCGAGCAGGTCACGAACCTCTGCCGCCAAACTCGGCATATCGTCGCCACGGAACGTGTAGTTGAACGGCACTTCAGTCCTCGCAGTTCAGGATGACACGGTTGATCAAGGCAGCATCAAACGACAGGAACGGCTTGACACCGTATCCTCGCGGTGCGTCGTCGCCTCTGAAGCGTGAAACCACAAGGTCGCCGTTTGAGGTTTCTTGTGCATACGCCCAATCAGATTGTGTGTAGTTCGCTGAACTGACATCAACCAGGCCGGTTGGCTTCATCGTGACCGCAACGATCGGTGTGCCGTTACCTGCGTTCGCCCATTCAACCAGCACCTCTTTGACGGTGAACGGCTTCTGATGCCAGTATTCGGACAGTTCAACTTCGGCGGTCGGAACATTAGTTGATACCCCTGCCGAGCCGGTGAAGATGAAGTCTTCGTCTGTGTTTGTTCCCGTGATCACGTTATTGATTGCTCGATACCATTTGATCGGGAACTTTGTGTCGTCTTGAACCATGCCGACGATGAAATATTCGTTCTGCGATTCGGGGCCAGGGCGAGCGATAACGATCTGATTGGTTTCGCCAGTATCGGTCGGATCGTAAGAAATGTTGGTTCGCGCCCAACGCCCGTGGGATGTTTGCGAGTACACAACTCCGCTTCGCAATACGACAACCAGTCGACCGTCAGCGATGGCTTGAATACGACCCTTTTCGTATCCGTCGCTGGCATCGTTGACATCGTCCAGATTCATGGTGGCTATTGCTTGAACGCTTGAACCGAGCAACTGGTAGATGTTGCCGTCCAGCGAACCGGAGCGTTGCTGATCTAGGAAGTACACGTTGCGTCCGACGACCGTCGCATCACGCATACCTTCGGTGACGTTCTGCGCTGGCACGATCAACTGGATGGTGACGCTCGAGCCGAGGACACCAACGACGCTGTACACGCCGGTGTCGCAGATAACCAGCAGGTCGTTGGTTCGAGGGAGGACGTTCAGAATCTGCCCGTTGAACTCGTAATACTGGCTTGTTGACCAGCCGGTGAGTGCGGTGTCCGAGTAGTAGAGACGTTTGGTTGTCGGCCCCCACGCCACAAGACGGTAGCCATAAAGCGCAAGGTTCGTGATGCCGGTTCCGGTTCCGAGGGCGGTTGAGACGCTGGCGTCGGTTCCGGCTGTTGTCACGCTGCGGATGTACCCGAAAGTACCCGAATTGGTGTTGACGTAGTAGAACTTCGCTTCGTTCGGAACGTAGGCAACTTTGCCGCCGATGGTGCCGGTCAGGCTGGTGTCGGTTGTCGTGATGGGGAAACCGGGACCGTAGTTGACGGACGTGATTCGGCACATCTTGGATGTTGTGCCAGACCAGATGACAAACGAATAGTTGTTTGCACCGACAGTCCAAGAGTCCATGATCTTGGCTCCAGTTGCGCTGGTGACGCCACCGTTGGCTCCGCATTGCTCATACCCGACCGGACACAACCGACCGTTAGGAATCGCAATGGCATTCTGGCCGAACCAAGTGTTCTTCGGCCAGTTGGTGGAGCGTGGCCCCATGTACTGACCGCCGGAGAAGTCGTCGTAAACGATCTGGAAGGAGGCCATCGGCTACTCCCAGGTGGCGTAGTCGCGGGCGCGGGTGAACTTGATTCGCCTCTTGATGGTCGTTCGGTTGTCGTCGTTCATGGACTTCAGGAACGTGCCGTACTCTTGCAGGTACAGGGAAGCTCGCTGTTCGTCTTGGCGTCGAGCGGCGCACAGGTGTGAAGCGTAGGCGACGATCACCGAATGGTAGACGACCGGCATCAGAGGTGACGACGAGTCGCTGGAGAGGGCTGGCTCGGAACGGAAGTAGTACAAGGTTCCGGCTGTCGTCGTGGACGGGATCGGCGTGATCTTGGCTTGGTTGCCGTAGATCGTCCAACCGAACGTGCTGTTGTCCGATGTCGGATCGAGGAACGTCTCGAGCGGAACCCATTCGGCTGGTGACGAGTTGATGACCAGTTCGTTGGCTCGCATGAAGTCGGACGGAAGCGTTGCGGCACCGTTCACCGTGTCGAACGACAGCGATGCGGTCGAAGCCAGCCACCACCAGTCGCGTTCCATACTGACACGGTTCAGCGCGTCGTTCAGGCTGGTGTTGATGAACGTGTTTGTGATCAGGCCGTCAAGGCTGTTGCCGGAGCCGTCCGACTTGATTGCCAGTCGGTCTTTGACTGCGTTACGCAGGTCGAGTCTGTTCATGTCATACCACCATCACGCTGTACGCCTGCGCGGCGTTGGAGATCAGTTTCACGTCGGAGGCTGTCCCGTCGCCCACCAGGCTGAGGGTCATGCCGATGCCCACCACATAGCAGTCGTCGCCGTTCACCGTCGGGTTTGGCACACCTTTGGTCGGGTCGCCGTAAGTAAAGAATATGGGGGAACCTGAGGTGGTGCGGTTGCTGATAATCACGAACGACACCGAATCACCGAACGACACCGTGTCCACCGTATTGGGGGTCAAGACGGCGTGTTTCGCCTTGTTCACGGTGTACGACGCCATTACTTGCCTTTCTGGTTCATGCTGTGGATTCGACGGTTGGAGCCTTCTAAGTGTCCCACATCGCGCACCAACGCCCAATGCAGTTTGTCAGCCAACTCCAACCTTTTCTCACGTTCAGCGGTTTCGTGTGCGTCACGCACCGCCTTGTTCTTCTTCATCAGATCGTCGTGCAAGGCTTTGCCCTTCTGCCAGTCACCTTCGATCAGTTTGACGATCAGCGTGTGATCGCACCGATCATGGGAGCAGGCCACATACGGGGTTCCCATCGCATCGACCATCCACACCTCAAACCGGTTGGCGAGAGGGTTGAACATCAGGGAAGCAGACGGGTCACCGCGCCACCCCGACTCATCGCCACGTTGGATGCGGTTGGCGATGTCGTACACGTCGAACGACACCTCAGCCATCTCCGACCCACCGTCAACATTGCCCATCAAATCTGCTGCACGAATCATGGTGGTCATCCTAGACGAAAGGGCCGGTCACCTTTCGGCAACCGGCCCTGACGTTTGGGGGATTTGTGGATCAGGCTCCGATGGCGTGGAACCGAACAGTCGTCGACGAAACGTCGGTCGTACTCGGAACTTCAGCCAGCGGTGCGCCGTCGGTCGTGGTGTCCACCCAGAACAGCTTGACCTTGGGAGCCGAGGTCGAACCATCCCACGAAGGGACGTTGCCGTTGACGGTGGAAACTTCGAGCCAGTCGAGCCGGTTCACACCGAGCTGTGCCAGCGTGACCGCCTCGCCACCCGTCGGGTACGACGAGTCGAAGGTGATGACACCGAACACTTCTTTGCGTGAACCGGGGACTTCCGGCCCGTAGGTGATTGCGACGGATGCGGCCATGTCAGATGCTCACCTCGGTGAGATCCTTGATGACGAAGTGGGCGTTGCGCTGCTTGCAGGCGAGTTCGCCGTACATATAGAGCGTCGCCTCGTAGGCATCCTGGTCGGGCTTACGGTTCATCACCGCGCCGTCGAGGTCCATGAACTGGAATCCGTCGCCCACCTGGTGGAACACCAACACTTCGGGGTTGATGCCGTACAGGCGGTTGTTCGGGCAGTCGAAGTCGGCGTAGAGGGCCGTGGGGGCTTCGTCACCCTTGCCGGAAACCGACGGGCTGTAGAACTGGATGCCCGCGTAGCCACCCTTCAACTGGGTCTGCTCCATGTTGCGCTTGAGGCTCAGGAGAAGGTTGCTGATGGCCAAGTTCACGCCTTCAGCCGACACCAACAGGCGCGGCTTCTTGCCCGAGTTGGTCAACACCTTCATGATCGAACCGGTGATCAGCGACTCGGTGACCGAACGGTTGGTTCCGCTGTTGCTGTTGACGTAAGCCTTCCACTTCGGCTGGCTCGACGGGTTGATCGTGTGAAGGATGGCGGTGTCGTCGACGATGGTCTGGAGACCGGTCAACTCGACCTGACCGTCACCGGGCTGACCGGTGTTGCTCGACGCTCCACCCGCTCCCGAACGGAACACGAAGTGCGACGACGAGGTGGTGACCGCAGCACCCGAAATGGCGATGGTCTTGTTGGTCTCGTCCACCGAGGTGACGGTACGAGCCGAAGCCACCGTGGTCGGCGAAGCGACCGTTCCGATGTCGACCACCATGCCGCCGTCGAAGAACAACTGGCGCAGAGCGGTGGTGCCAGTGGTGGAAGCCAACACGACGGTCGTGGACGACGAGGTGGTGCCACATTGGGCGATCACACCGTTCGACGTTCCCCACAACTGGCGGTTCACGTCCTTCATCGCGTCCTTCTTGATGCCTTCCATTTCGGCGTCGAGCGCGTCGATGAAAGCACCACGGTCGGTCACGGCCTGCTTGATGGTGGGGCCGGACAACTGGATGCGACCGTAGACGTAACGGACCGGAACCGGAACCGTGGCGTACGACTGGTTGGCGGCGGTGGGGAGGGTGCCGGATTCGGCTCGCGCTCCAACGCCGGACGAACGTCCGAGGTGGACGGCGTGACGGGCGATTCGACCCTGGACGGTGTCCTTGCGGGTTTCGACCTGCGAGAGGATGAAGTTCGCCTCGTTGAGGTTGTCGAGGTATTCCTTGTAGTCATCCTTGAGGATGGCATCGACTGTGGAAAGGGTTGCGGCCATGATTGGTGCTTTCTGAGAGAGAGTCTGATTGGGGGGAATCGGAACCTATCTGAGTTGAGCCGTCCGGCTGTCTCTTTCCATCATCCGATGGAGGTACCTATGTGGGCGAACCATCCGGTTCGTTGCACAGTCTACACACGACTGTCATACGATTGTCAAATAAGGGAATCGCCCCGCCCAACGTAAAAGACTGAAACCGTTGGACGGGGACATCGGCGGTCACTCAAAGGATAAAAGAGTGCCTTCCCTTGTGCCGACGTTACGTCAGAGTCCGTTCTGTGCCAGACGAGCCATCGCACGTTCACGCGGTGTCATCTGCTGGCCGTTCGGAGAAACCACGGGGACACCGTTGACGATCGGTGCGCCCAGCCCGTTGGAGGCTTCGGCTCGACGGGTCGCTATCGCTTGCGCCTGCGCCAGAACTTGTTCCTCCACCTCACGAATGGCTGCGGAGAGGTCAAGGTCGGGTCGCTTGGAGGCGGCCACAATGGCAGCCGTTGCGAGCGGGGTGTCCGGCGAAAGTCCATGTTGGGTCAGCGTTTCCTCGATCTGGCGTTCGTACTGCTGTTGCACCTGCGCCTGCTGCATCTGCTGGAGGCTTTCGTTCAGGCGAGTTTGGACGAGCTGTTCCACCTGATCGGGGGTCATTCCAGCGTTCGTGCCGTCCGAGTACGCCTGTTGGGCGACTGCCGTGTTGATGGCCTGCTGTTGGGCGGGGGTGATGAACGAGTCGAATCGGTCTCCGGCCAGCGTACGGGCGTTGTCCACCATCCATCGGACAGCGGTTTCGGTGTCGCCGGAAGCGAACGCTGATGCGAACTCTTGTACCGCTCGAGCGTCGTCAGGATGCATTTTGCCGAAAGTCTGGACGAAAGGCTTGTATCGCTCACGTTCCTTGATGCGATCCTGCACTTCGGCGCGGTACTTCGCTTCGTAGTCGATTGCAGATGTGGCAGTTTCGTCTGCTACACCCTCCATCGGGGCGGCATCCACCGCCTGTTCGGGGGCGAAATCGGTCATAAGGGTTGCATCTCCTGTGGTACGCCGGGTTGTCCGGTCATTGCTTGGGGAACCAAAGAACCGGCTGGTTCGTTGGCTTGCGGCAGGGCTTCAGCCCCTGGCATCATTTGCATCCGCATCATCTGCTGTTGCGCTTCTTCGGCGGCCATCGTCTGGTGCGCCTGAATGTGGATGTCGATTGTTTGACGCACACCCGGCGACGCAAGTTCGTATGCAGGGGATTTGCGTTCACGGTTGTGTTGTGCGATGTGTTTGGCGTGATCATCGAAGTCGGCTGGCATGACGGGAACTTCCTGCATGAGCAGACCGTTCTCCCATTCGGCTTTGGTGATGTCGGGGTCGGTGGAGCCGAGAAACCCTCGAGGGTCCGGCAAGTCCAGCATTCGTGCCAACGCGGTTCCGTCCACATTCTGGAATGCCTGTGGAAACTGTTGGGCGAGGCTGGTGATAACCGACTGGGTGGCGATCTTGGAGCGGGGGGCGGTCGCATCCAACGGCACCTTGACCTGCGGGTATTCCTCGATGTCTTCGGCGGTCCACTCAAACTGGAGGGTGTTGCCTTGCGGAGTGGTGAGCGTCTGGCTTCGCACCATGCCCGAGTTTGATGCGTATGCACGATACAACTGGAGGGTCATACGTCCGATCCTCGCCCACATGGCTGACTGGTTGCGAGCCATCGGGCCGAGGGGAGTGTCGTCCTTTTCGGCGAGAACCGACAAAGCCAAACCGGAGTTTCGGTCGCCAGGTGCTTGACCTCGAGACACCGCATGGGTGAAGAAGATGTCGTCCATTTCGGCTTCCAACTGGGCGGCTTCCATGCTGATCCAACGTGGTACGTCCGGTGCGGTCTGCCAATGCGGTTCACCCAGCTCGGCGTTGTACTCCATCACGTCAGCCGGATCGGTGGTAATGACATCGGAGTCTTCGATGGAGCCTGCCGGAATCATCAGTCGGGCGTTCGCCGCTTTACGCATATGTTCCAGAATGGTGGATCGCGCACGATTGTAGGCGTACTGGATGTCGCGGGCTGGGGTGAGCAGGGTGTGTCCGAC